AGTATCAGCAACTTCTACAATAACAATAAACTCATTTACATTTACTATAGGAGGTACTCTAACTTTATCGGCAGCTGTAACATTTACAGGCACTAATAGTTTTAGCACCAATAACTTTACTTGCACAACGGCAGGTTTAACTCATACATTTCTTGCAGGTAATACTTATACAATAACAGGTTTAATGACAACAACAGGAACAGCAGCTTCTCATATTGTTCTTAAATCTTCTTCTACAAGTGTATACGCAATACTAACTTTAACAGGAACACAAGATAATGGATTCTTAGATGGTACTTGGATGGATAGCTCTAATGGACAAACTATATGGACCTATAATGGGATACTAAGTAATACAGTTAATTGGCAAGACCTATCATTCTACCCGGTTAATACATCATTTCCGTTTTTAGGAACATTCTAATATTTATTTCTAAGACATGGCAGCAAATACATTCACGGGGTTAGTAAATAGTAATTATGGAACAGCTGGTAATTGGAGTTTACTTCTAGTCCCTACCGCTAATGATGGAAATACCGCTACATTTGATGCTACTAGTCCTAACTGCACTGTCAATGTAGCGTCAGTTTGTAATAGTATAAACTTCACCGGTTATACTAATACTATAACTATGACCAATGCTATAACTGTTGGTTCAGGGACATTGGGAACAATAACTTTAGGAACTACAACAGTTAATGTTAGTGGAGTGAGTGCTTTAATAGCAACTGGTACTGTATCCTTAACCTCGGGAATAGGCGGCTTATGGGGAGGTACCTTATCGTTTACTACTGCATCCGCTACTAAAACTTTAACCTCGAATTTTTCTACAACTAACTTAACTGTTACCAATAATACTACACTAAATGGTGTATTTAATTGTAATATCTCAGGTAATTTAACTTTAGCAGGAACACTTGCTGGTACTACGACCTTAATAATGATTGGTACTGGTACATGGAGCGGAAATTTTAGTGTTGGCAGCAATTTAACAATTAATACTGCGGGTACAATTACCATTTCTGGTTCTATAAATTATACTACTGGTACTTTAACTTATACGTCAGGTACTGTTGTGACAACTGGTTCTACATTAAATATAGGTTCTGGAGCAGCAACAACAACGTTTAATACAAATGGTAGCACAGCGGGTGGTACATTATCTACGACATCATCTACTGGTATAAACTGGAATAATGTTACATGTGGATTTGGTGGTAGTACTATTGTTTTAACAAGCCCATTTACGATAACCGGAACCGCGACTTTAAGTATTTCTGTTTCTGGTAATTTAAATGGATCGACATTATATTTATCAAATTCTGGAACTTTTTCTAACTGTTCTTATACAGGCACTACAGCTGTAGTTTTTAACGGTACTAATATAACATTATCGAGTGGAAACTTTAATGGCTCGGGCGGTGTAACGTTTAATGCTCCTGGTGGTACAATTACATGTACTGGTACAACATCGATAGCTACTAATATGACTTATACAGCTGGTACTATGGTTGTTACTGGACATACTTTACAAATAAGTAACTCTTTGACAGCTAATACATCTGGTATGACTTGGAATAATGTAACAATTGCTATAGCAGGTACTCAAACATTAACATTAAGCAGTCAATTTAATTGCTCAGGTACATTTACGGTAAATGCAAATTTAACGGTTACAGGTTCTACATTTAATCCATCTGGTAGTTTAGTTATTACAGGGGTTTCATTAACTATATCCAATAATATAACTGTAACTAATCTAACAACAAGTTCTGCTGTTTTTAATGGTTCTGGATTAAATTGTAATTGCACTGGAACATTAAATGTTTCATCTACAACTCAAGGTACAATTACTGTTGTAATGACTGGAACAGGAAATGTAACATTGGGTAATTGTGGATTTAATGTAACAATTAATACTTCCGGTACTATTACTTTTACGGGCACTTTATCATTTAGTAATAAAACTTTAAAATGGATAGCAGGAACAGTTATTACAACAGGAACTACTTTTAACATCACTGTTTTATTTGGTACTGGAACCACCCTAGATACAAGTGGTACAGCAACTGGTAGTGGTACGACAACCTCATCAACAGGAATAAATTTTAACAATTTAACTGTTAGTACAACTGGAGTTAGTATAGCAAATACTACTCCCGTGTGTGTTGTCGGTACACTAACTACTGGTGGAGCTGGGCCGAGCAACTTCAATACTTCTACCGTATACGTTCAAGGAAATTTAACTACGGGTGGTCAGATATCTGGAACATCGTTAATTGTACTTAATGGTACAGGAACATGGTCAGGTAACTCACTAGTAACAAATAACTTAACTATTAATACAACAGGAACTATAACACTGTCAGGGTCTTTACAATATAGAACAGGTACGTTGACTTATACTGCAGGAACTATCTCTGTAGGTACAAGTACAGTAACTATAGCAGGAACAACGACAATTACGGGCGCTATGAGTTTTTATAACTTAATATTATCAGGTACAACGACATTAACCCTTAATACATCCACTATAGTTTGTTCTAATATTCTAACTTTATCCGGATCAATTACTTTTATAGGAACTTCAGGATTCACAACTAATACGTTAACGTGTACTACAGCCGCACTTACGCATACGTTAAAAGCAGGAAATACATACACAGTTACTAATATCCTAACTTTAACAGGTACAGCGGCATCTAATATAACACTAAGATCTGGGACATCAACTTCAGCTACATTCTTTAACTTACAAGCGGGAGCTACTCAAAATATATCATTTATAACAGCAACCGATATTGATAGCTCAGGAGGTCAATCTTTATGGGACTATAAGGGCACTCTACTAAGAACAGTAAACTGGAATTTATTAACAGCGCCAGCGACAATAGCCTACGCCTTTGTAGATTAATAGATATTTATAACAAAGCAAGACTGGTATGCTTCCACTGACAGTGTCTATATTTATTTCAATAATAGTAACAGTAGAGTTATTACTCCAGTGGAAAAATACAAAAGAAATACTTGAAGATAACGAAGAATATTAGATATTTATAATCAAATCATGTTATGGCAAGACTAACAGAAGACGAACTCAGCAAGATCAACCTTATAAGACAAGATGCACTAGACATAGCTTCAGCATTAGGAGAATTAGAGTTTCAAAAGATCTCTATAGAACTCAAGATAGATGAGCAAAGAAAAGAAGTCGCGGCATTAAAACAAAGAGAAGAGTCAATTTTTGAAGAGATAAAGTCCAAATATGGAAACGTTACGATAAATATAGAAACAGGGGATATTTCGTAAGAAATGACAGATATTTATTAGTAGAAAAAACATCATTATAAATGGCTGAGATACTCATAAGCCCTGGCGTATTCGCATCAGAGAACGACCAGAGTCAAATAACACAAGGACCGATCACTGCCGGAGCCGCTATCATAGGACCTACAGTATTTGGTCCTGTTAACATCCCAACAGTAGTAACTTCTTACTCACAGTACAAATCGATATTCGGTTCTTCTTTCATCTCTGGTGGAGCAGCTTTTGAATATCTGACGAGTATGGCGGTAAATGGTTACTTCCAACAAGGAGGTACATCACTTTTAGTAACAAGAGTCGCATCCGGATCTTATACTCCAGCAACGGCAAGTATAGCAGCATCTGGAAGCGTTTCGGCATTTACTCTTGAGACTCTATCTAGTGGAGTGATAATGAATAATGCTGGAGGCACAATTACCAATGGTGCGCTTCCTTCAGGTTCTTCTGCAAATATCAGATGGGAAATAGTTAGCTCGAACTCAGGTTCAGGTCTATTTAGTTTGGTTATCCGTAGAGGAGATGATTATGAGAATGTAAAGACAGTCGTAGAAACATGGAATAATCTTTCTTTGGATCCTAATCAGAGTAATTATATAGCCTATGCTATCGGTGATCAGACTCAGAATGCAATAGCAGATCCTACAACGGGAGACTATTATTTACAATCTACTGGATCTTACAAGAATAATAGCAGCTATGTTAGAGTGAAATCTGTGAATCTGATGACGCCTAATTACTTTAACTCAAATGGCACCCCTCAGAATCAATATACAAGTTCACTTCCTCTAGTTGGATCTGGATCTCTTAATGGAGCATTTGGTGGAGCAACTGGAACTTTGTATGGATCTTTTGGTATAGAGGCAATTAATATGTACGAAGCGATTCCTACTGTGGCTTCTGTAAATGGAAATTCTGGAACAAATACACAAGGTCTCCACGCTACTGATTATGATATCGCAATCAATCTTTTACAAAATACAGACGCATATCAATTCAATTCAATATACGCTCCAGGCATAACAGCACAAAACGCTGCTTCAGAGATCAATGCTCTTTTGACACTTGCACAGAATAGAGGAGATAATATTGCAGTAGTTGATATGGTTGGATATGGACAGAATATCGGCACAGTGACATCACAAGCGCAGTCTTTTGACAATTCATACGGTGCAACATACTGGCCATGGATACAGATAAAGTCAGTAGAAACAGGAAAGATCAATTTCGTTCCAGCTTCTACAATGGTACCTGCAGTATATGAATATAATGATAAGATAGGTGCAGAGTGGTTTGCTCCAGCAGGATTTACTCGAGGTGGAATGAGCACAGTACTTCAACCAGAGAGAAAGCTTTCTGTGTCTGATAGGAATACTCTATATGCGGCCAAGGTAAATGCAATAGCAACATTCCCAGGAGTTGGTACGGTGATATATGGACAGAAGACATTACAAGCAAAAGCATCGGCCTTAGACAGAGTAAATGTTAGAAGATTGCTGATATCACTTAAGAGCTATATCGGTCAGATTGCACAAGGTTTAGTATTCGAACCAAACACCACTGTTACAAGAAACAAATTCCTAAATGCAGTGAATCCATATCTTGCAAGTGTACAACAGAGACAGGGTCTTTATAGCTTCTCGGTAATAATGGATAATACGAATAATACTCCAGCTGTAATAGACAGAAATGAACTTGTAGGTTCAATTTATCTACAACCTACACGCACGAGTGAGTACATATACTTAACATTCAATATTTTGCCGACGGGAGTTTCCTTCGCATAATAAATTTTACTAATAATAAATAAACATGAATAGGAATACAATAGTACGAGTAACAATACCAATGGCACTATATGAGTCCATCAAGGGTAAGGTACTAAATGAAGCTAAGAAGCCAATGGATGCCGCAAAGAAGAAAGCTGCTGAGAAAAAGAAGATCGAGGTAAAGAAACTAGCAGATAAGAAAGCAGCAGACTTAAAGAAGAAAAAGCTTGGGGATGCTAAGAAAGCTGAAGCAAAGAAAATGGATGATAAAAAAGCTGCTGATGCAAAGGCTAAAAAAGCAAAGTAACGATATTTATAAACGAATAACAACATAAAACTATAATAAAATGGCAGGACTTTTGGATCCGAGTGAAATTTTTTATACGGCATTTGAACCTACAGTAAGTAACAGGTTCATCATGTACATCGATGGTATTCCCTCATACATGATTAAAAAGGCGTCAGCTCCTAGTGTTGAAATGGGAGAAATCAAGCTGGACCACATGAATACGTATTTCAAGATAAAGGGAAAAGCAGAGTGGAAAGATATTGAGCTGTCTCTCTATAATCCAATATCTCCTTCAGGGACCCAGGCGTGTATGGAGTGGGTCAGATTACACCATGAATCTGTAACTGGTCGTGATGGTTACTCTGACTTTTATAAGAAAGACATAACTTTAGATATAGTAGGTCCAGTAGGCGATATAGTGAGCGAGTGGATACTTAAGGGTAGCTTTATCAAGACCTTCTCCGCAGGAAACTTTGATTGGTCCACATCAGATCCAATAGAATTAACTCTGACTTTGGGTTATGACTATGCCGTACTGAACTATTAATCCTTAATTATTAGAATATTTTTATTCTAAATTACTAGGCAATACCAAAACACCATAAAAAAGAGCTCCACTCAAAAGGAGCTTTTTTCTTTTTAGATAAATTTCATTATATTCTTTAGAGGAAAAACTCAAAACCTCAATATATATAATAAACACAGTTACACATGGCAGAACAGAAATTCCAAATCCCA